CTTATGTATCACTTACAAGAGTTCCTAGATGAGTTTCCAGGTAAATGTATTCTTAAACTAACACCTCCGGAAGTACCCAACTTGTATCACAATCTCACAGTGTTTCCTAATGTAGAACGTGTTGTGTTTTTGAGTGGAGGATACAGCACAAACGAAGCGTGTAATAGACTTGGACTTAATGACGATGTTACTGCTAGTTTCAGTAGAGCGTTGTCAGAAGGATTACGTTATGACTTGACAGATGAAGAATTTAATGCTACAATCAGTAGTAACATTAAACAAATAACAGAGGCATCTAAATGAGCACTTATATATTAGTTGATACAGCAAACACTTTCTTTCGTGCAAGACATGTAGTACGTGGTGATGTTGATACTAAACTTGGCATGGCACTACATATTACACTCAATAGTGTAAAGAAAGCATGGTTAGACTTTAATGCAGATCATGTTGTGTTCTGTTTAGAAGGACGCAGTTGGCGCAAGGACTATTATGAGCCTTACAAACGCAACCGTAAAGAGCATCGTGATGCTATGACTGCACAACAGCAAGAAGAAGACACTTTGTTTTGGGAGATCTTTGACGAGTTTAAAGACTTTATTGGCAATAAAACTAATTGTACTGTAATACAAAATCCTGTACTAGAAGCAGATGATTTGATTGCAGGATGGGTACAATCACACCCTAATGACAATCATGTTATTATTAGTACAGACGGCGATTTTGCACAGTTGATTGCACCTAATGTACGTCAATACAATGGGGTAAGTAATACTACTATTACTGTAGAAGGATATTTTGATGACAAAGGCAAGCCCGTGTGCGATAAGAAGACAGGAGAACCTAAGCCTGCTCCACACCCTGAATACATGTTGTTTGAAAAGTGTATGCGTGGCGACACTAGTGACAATGTGTTTAGCGCCTATCCAGGTGTTAGAAAGAAAGGCACAAAGAACAAAGTTGGACTGATCGAAGCATTTGAAGACAAAAGCACTAAAGGCTTTAGTTGGAATAATATGATGTTGCAACGCTGGACTGATCATGAAGGCGTAGAACATCGTGTGCTTGATGATTATACACGCAATGTTACACTATGCGATTTGACTGCACAGCCCGAACATATTAGACAAGAAATAGATAACACTATTGCAGAAGTTAAACCTAAAGACATTACACAAGTTGGTATGCGTCTTATGAAGTTTTGTGCTAAATGGGATATGCAACGTATTGCAGACCAGGCAGCAAGTTATGCAGATCCATTACAAGCGAGATACCCACAATGACTATGAAAGCTAAACCTGTACTAAAAGATAAATTTTGGATTGTTGAGGAGGAAGGATTACGAGTTGGTACTCTTTCAAAAAACGATGAAGGATTTGTTGTTAGTCAAAAAGGTTCTGTTAAATTTTATCGAAGTGAAAATCAGTTAAAAAAGACATTTGGTAAAAACTTTTTAGTTGCAAATATCATTAATGAAACTACAATTTCAACACGAGAAGTACACGGATATTCAACACGTACAACTCCTTACAACAGCATGTACGATATTAAACATAAACTACCATTATTTACTAAAAGTGAAAAGTCTAAAAGTGTATATTGTGCTGGTTATTATCTTGTTAAGTTTAATGTTAACTGGCTTAAAAGTTACTGTCCAAAGCTAATTACTATTGAACGTAATGAATATCTAGGTCCATACAAGACTGAGTTAGAAATGAAAGCAGCATTAAGCAATGTCAACAGAGCCAATTAATACAATGCCAATACAGCAGCTGATCCAAATGGTGAAAGCTGCTGAACAAAGTAAAGCAAGAGAAATAAGACTTGATATAAATCAAGCAAAAATATTAGCACTTACATTAGGCGAAGTTATGGCAAGGTTACATGGAGATTTAGAAAAAATCATCGATAGTAAACTTGAAAAGCTCAATGAAGATCAAATCATTGAAGTAAATATGGACTCTGGGGGTTGGTAAAAAGATAAATATATGCGTAGTTAATAAAGGACACGCATTATGAGTAGACCAAAGCCAGTTATCAGACTTGAATATACAAATAAAGTTACCTATAAATGTGAACAGATTCTAGATGCAGAAGCTATTTGGGCAGTGTTCTATCAAGATAAACCATTTAACTTAAAAAGTTCAAATGCGTTAACCAACTACCCGGGTCCTAAATATAAGAAAACTAGTTTTTCAAATCCAGGTCATGCTCACAATCTAGCTAAAAAACTAAACACTATGTTTAACTGTAATGACTTTTCGGTTTATATGCTATCCGAAGGTGAGAAGTTGTTTGACTGATAAGGTTACTTATACTAAACTTTTTTTAAAAGAACTTAATAAAAGTTATAATGATATTAATGTAAAAGAATACATGCCATTATGGTGGCAAAATACACGAACCAAAGGCAATGGCGGTCTAAGACTTACAGAAGAAGGATTTGATGTTATAAATCAAATTGGTATTACCACATACGATATTCCATATCCAAGAGATATTCCACTAACTACACAGATTATAATACATCTTGATAAGTTTATAACTTGCCCTTACTATCTTACAAATCGAAGTATAACGGTTACAGATGAACGTAAAGCAATTGAACTTGGATTGTTTAGTGGCGACTTACGCAAGTATGGGTTAACCAAAGCAATGAACAGGCAGAAGCAGGATGAGAATTGATCTACACGGATTGCATATCCAAAGCGGGTGGCGGCATTTCAATCAACAAATAGATGAAGCATATCTCGAAGGATATAAGAAATGTCATGTTATTACAGGGCAAGGTGCTATGATGCACGAAATACATACGTGGGCAAGCAATCATCCACGCATAAGAGAATGCACTCAGCATCCAAAAAATCCCGGAAGTTTTAGTATAAAGTTGAAAAAAAGAGGTTGACTTCTGTAGTACTTGTGTTATATTAAGTGTATAGGGCAAATACACAAAGGGCAATACAATGTACGATTATAGCGACGATATCATCTCCGATCTTCACAAAGACGCACGTGGGTTCCGTCCACGTGAATACTTCTGGGAGGAATGGACACAATCTCCAGCTAATACTAAACAGCGTATTTGGGATATGTTGTGCGACGAACTAGAGCGCAACAACATTGCCGAAAAGGCTGCTGAAGAGCAGGCTATTGTTAGTTTTCGCAAAAGCGTAGCAGGCGTTATGAAGGTTGCTAACTGCAACTGGAAATCTGCACTGCGGCACCTAGCTGTTGCTGAAGACTGCAACATCGAAGAAAACAATCAAGAGTTTGATTACTTTCTTTGGTTGCAAGGCATTGGTTATAGCGATCGAAAAAATATCGCAAAACTTTACTTTAAAGGTTGACACTAATAGCAGTTAATGCTATTGTAATGTATAGGCACTGAACACAAATCTAAAAGGAATATAAAATGTCAGACGTAATTCGCACAGTTTCTCCAAGTAAAGCAAAAAACGCTCTTCGTCATGCAATGAATAAGAAGCGTCCTGTTTTTCTTTGGGGTCCTCCAGGTATTGGTAAATCCGATATTGTAAGGCAGATTAGTAATAGCTTTACAAACTCGCATCTTATTGATATTCGACTGAGTCTTTGGGATCCAACCGATATCAAAGGTATTCCATATTTTGACAGCAACAATGTTAAAATGGCATGGGGTGCTCCAAGTGAACTGCCAGATGAAGAAATGGCAGCACAATACGACAATATTGTACTTTTCTTAGACGAGATGAACTCAGCGGCTCCTGCTGTACAAGCGGCAGCATACCAGCTGATTCTCAATCGTCGTGTAGGTACTTATAAACTACCCGACAATGTTATTATTGTTGCAGCCGGTAACCGTGAAAGCGATAAAGGTGTTACATATCGTATGCCTGCTCCGTTGGCTAACCGTTTTATCCACTTGGAACTTGCTGTTAACTTTGATGACTGGTTCGAGTGGAGTGTTAGCAACAATATCCACAAAGACGTTGTTGGTTATTTGACGTTTGCAAAAAAAGACTTGTATGATTTTGATCCAAAGTCAGCAAGCCGTTCATTTGCAACGCCACGTAGTTGGTCTTTTGTTAGTGAACTAATCGAAGACGATCTTGACGAAAGTACTACTACTGATCTAGTTGCAGGTACAGTAGGAGAAGGTCTTGCTGTCAAGTTTATGGCACACCGTAAGGTTGCCTCAAGCATGCCAAACCCAACAGATATTCTAGCCGGTAAAGTAAAAGAGCTAAAAACTAAAGAAATCAGTGCCATGTATTCCTTGACTGTTTCGCTTTGCTACGAACTTAAAGAATCATCTGATAAAAATGACAAAAAGTTTGATGACAAAGTCAACAACTTCCTGCGCTTTGCAATGGATAACTTTGACACCGAATTGGTTGTTATGGGTATTAAACTTGCTCTTACGCAATATGCACTTCCTATCGATCCAGACGAAGTGGAATGTTTTGATGAGTTCCACAATCGCTTTGGTAAGTATATTAAGGCAGCGCAACAAGTTTAAGTTGGTACATAATGGGCAGTTTCGGCTGCCCATTATTCTATTTAAAGGTTGACATTAATAGTAAATATGTTATATTAAGTATATAACGCTTACACAAGGTGAGAACATGGCTACTAAAGATACACAAACTAAACTTAAAAACTGGGAACCAAATCCAGATATTACTCCAGAAGAACTTGAAGAAATGCGTGTAGAAGTACTCGACCGCATTATTGTTGCACGAGTAGGTTTGCTACTACGTCATCCGTTCTTTGGTAATATGGCTACACGTTTGCGGATTCAGGCAGCAGATGAATGGCTAGGTACTGCCGCTGTTGATGGCAGAAATCTATATTTTAATACGCAATTCTTTAATGCTATGAATAACAAAGAAATTGAGTTTGTTATTGCACATGAGATTTTGCATTGCGTGTTTGATCACTTGGGTCGACGTGATGAACGCAATCCAATGCTGTATAACATTGCCGCAGATTATATTGTAAACAATCTACTAGTACGCGATCGCATTGGTACTATTCCTAGCATTGTAAGTTGTTATCAGGACTTTAAATACGAAGGCTGGAGCAGTGAAGAAGTTTATGACGAGCTGTTTGAAGAAGCTAAAAAGAATGGCGAAGAATATCTCAAACAACTAGGCGAAATGTTAGATGAACATTTGGACTTAGAAGGTGAAGATGGTGATGAAGGTAAAGACGGCAAAGATGGAAAAGGTCGTCCTAAATACAGCAAAGCAGAACTGGATCAGATCCGAGACGAAGTAAAAGAAGCTATGATTAATGCTGCTCAGACTGCTGGTGCTGGTAACACACCTGCAGGTGTACAGCGTCTTATCAAAGAGCTTACAGAGCCTAAAATGAACTGGCGTGAGCTTATTCGTCAACAAATCCAGAGTACTATCAAAAGCGACTTTACATTTAGCCGGCCATCACGCAAAGGTTGGCATACTGGTGCTATTCTTCCAGGTATGGATTTCCAAGATACTATTGACTTGTGTATCTGCATTGACATGTCAGGTAGTATTGGTAACTCGCAAGCCGCTGATTTCTTGGGCGAAATACAAGGCATTATGGATGAGTTTAAAGACTATAAAATCAAGCTATGGTGTTTTGATACTAAAGTTTACAACGAACAAGACTTTAGTGCAGACAATGGAGAAAGCCTGTGTGACTATGAAATACTAGGTGGCGGTGGCACAGACTTTATGGTTAACTGGTCTTACATGAAAGAAAATGATATTCAGCCTAAAAAGTTTATTATGTTCACAGACGGGTATGCTTGGGATAGCTGGGGTGATGAAGATTATTGCGAAACAGTATTTGTTATTCACTCACACCATGATAAGAACTTACAAGCACCGTTTGGTGTTACAGCACATTATGACGAGGCTGCATGAAACTAAAAGACCCTAATCCACTCGATGTATTAGATATAAGGAGGGTAGATTTTTGCCCTCCTCATTTTGCTACAATAAGTATTCCACGTAGATATAACTTGGATCAAGCAATATGCGATTGGATTATTAGCAATCTTTCTGGAAGGTACTTTTTTGGTAATTCTGTACAGTTAGATGAACAAAAGAATCTTGTACAACAACATTTTGTTGGATTTGAAAGCTCAAAAGAACTTAGTTTTTTTATGCTGGCTTGTCCACATTTGAAGTACAACTAAAACAATGGTTATAAATAAATTATACAAGGAGTAAAATATGACCGAAAATACACAAGCAAATGAATTAAATATTCAAGATTTAGCATTAGCAAGAGCTGTTATCGAACTTGCAACAGAACGTGGTACATTTAAAGCTAATGAATTGGCTAATGTAGGTGCGTTATATAACAAACTAGATGCTTTTCTAAAAGAAGTAGAAGCACAAGCTAAGGCAGCAAAAGAAGGTGCTGAAGCAGCAATGACAGAAACTCCACAGGAGAATGAAGATGGCGCTTAAACATGTAGGCAGAGTTGCCGCCAATAGACGTAAAGTGATTGTAGCATATCGAGTTATTCCAGGTGATCCTGATAACTGCTTGGTTGTACAAACAGAAAATCTTTCGGCAGACGAGCATGACAGTTTGATTAGAGTTGTCGAATCTGCTGCCGGGCAAGAAGCATACGAGTTTGCAGAAGCAATGGCTCGTGCATACTTGCCAGACGGACGCAATATGCTGGCAGGATTTCAACAAACTGGAAAACTTAGAAAAGTTCCAACACAAGCTATTGAAATGACTCCAAATGGTAATACTACTATTGCGCTCAATGAGTTGAATAACACTATTGCAGAACAACAAGGTGTTACAGTAAACGATCTCGCACTTAAAGGACCTGGTGGGAAAACTGCTCCACAGCCAAATAATCAATCAGAGCCAGCTGTTGATCCTACCGCAGTTTATACTAACGAAACTACAGTCTCTACAGACGGAGTGCTTGATGATAATGCACTAGCTGCACAATATAGATCACAAGCTGATGCTTTATACAAAGAAGCAAAAGCATTACGAGCACAAGCTGAAGAATTGGTGCCGACAATCAAGAAGAAAGCGAAGGTGACAGAAAAGAAAACTGAAACCAGTGACAGATAAAAGCAAAGACGAGTATTGGGAGGAAATACTAAATGATATTGACATGGATTTTATTCCATTAGAATATATCAATACTGTTATTGTCGGGTTTATTGATGGGAAAGAATGGGAAATTGATATCAAAAAAACCAAACAAAGTACTGATGATGTTGACTCTATACTAGAAGATTTTTTTCAAGAATATGACGAAACAATAGATAAAGTTGATTTTAGATTAGATACTGAACGTTTGAAGCAAGATATTCAAAAAAGAACAACACGTTTTCTTAAAGTAAACAAATGATAGATAAACTTAATATAAATATCGATTATAACAAAATTATTGATACATATAACAGTTTAAATATAGATAACTTACTACAAAGTAACTTAAAACAAGTTGCCTTGCAATGTAGGAAAGACTGTCCAACAGACACACAGTTGTATGAAAGTTGCGGCAGTCTTTTCTATGACTGGGTAGAATACGATAAAAATCCTAACGGAAAAATGCCAATAAGAAAATATATATATAAGCAAGAAGTTTTTACAGAATTATGCAATATCTATAAAAACACGTATTTTGAAACAGTTGTTGATCAAGTCAGTCAACAATACAATATTACAAGAGGTAGATTTATGCTAATGGAGCATAAGACTTGTTTAACTTATCACACTGATCAATCGCCAAGGATACATATTCCAATCTATACAAACGAAAAATGTATGATGATTATCGACGATCATGTTGTAAGACTTCCAGTTGGTGATGTATATCTTGTAAATACTACATTACAACATACTGCATTGAATGCAAGCAAGGATCCTCGGGTACACTTAGTTTTTTGTATTTCTAATAAATAGTTTCTGCACAGAAGTGATAAATATATAAAACAGTACCTAGGAGACTTTAACATGGCTTTAAAGCTAAGACGCGGAACAGAAGCAAACAGGACAAGTATTACGCCAGCCGAGGGCGAAATAATATATGTTACTGATACCAAAAAACTATATGTCGGTGATGGAACTACGCCAGGAGGTGTACTACAAGGAGGCAGCGGCGGAGGTAGCTTAACTGGTATTACTGACAATGCTACAGTATCAGTATTAACACTTGGTGATGCAACTATAAGCATAGATGCTGATTTAAGTATTACCGGACAAGAAATTGTCGGTGATGGTGATATTAATATTTCTGGAGATATTACAGCAAGCGGTGCAGGTACTGGCATAATAACCGCTAATAGTCTTGTAGGGGATCTCGTTGGTAACGTAACAGGTAATGTAATCGGCGATGTTGCCGGCAACTTAATAGGCAACAGCGAAGGTTATCACACAGGTGATATGACTGGTAGTGTGTTTGCTGACGATTCGGCTATAATAGTCGACAGCGTAAATAGTAGCATACATGTAGAAAGATATAAAAGTGTATCTAACAACTACAATTTTGGAAATGATACCGAAGCTTCGTCATCAAGAATTGTAGTAAACTCAGTTAACAATTTTGGCGCTTTAGAAATTCAAAGAGAAAGTGAATTAGATTTAACTGGAAATACTGCAATAAACTACGGTATGATACGATTTTCAAGAAATGATTCAAATGGTCCATTGGAAACAGGGATAATCGTAGGTAGAGAAAATGCCTTGTTATTTTCATCATCATCAACTGGTGCTTTTGCAGATCCTACTGACTATTTTGCATTTAAGGAAAAAAAGTTTGGTATTGGTACGATTACTCCAGCAGCAACATTAGATGTTGCTGGCGATGTTAAAATTGGTAGTTTTACAACAGCAGAACGTGACGCACTAACTGGTGCAAACGGTATGATGATCTACAATACAACAAATAGTAGATTCCAAATATATGAAGCTGGCAACTGGTTAAACATGCGTGAAGTATCTAGCGGCGGCGGCGGAAGTACTGACAACTATTCACATTGGAATATTACAGCAGACGATAGTACATTAAGAGTTGTTAATGGTCAAGAAACTATTGGTATACTTGGCGGTGCAGGCATTACTACAGCAAGTGATGCAGAAGGCAATATAACTATTACTGGTACAGTTATAGACTTTACTGATTTGGGTGTGACTCCAACTACATTAGCAGGATATGGTATTACTGATGCTATACAAGCAGGATCCGCGTTTGATGTAACAGGTAGTGTATTTGGTGATGATTCGACAATGCTTATTGACGGAGTAGCTGGAAAGATTGTTGGTCCTATTGAAAGCACCAACCCTGTTTTGTCAGGAACAATAGACAGTTCAGACTCAAGTGCAATCACAGTTGTTCCAGCAGTTGTATTTAGTAGTGATGTTAATGTAGAAAACAATCTTATAGTTACAAATAAGATCATTGCCGATACTATCGAAGTTGAAAACATTATCACTAATGCTAGTGGCACACCAGAGATATCAAGTGATACTGATATTATACTTGCTGCCGGAACAAGAGTTGAAGTATCTAGCAGTCCGTTTAAACTAGCAAGTTTTACTACTGTAGAACGTGATGCTTTGAGTGCAGAAAATGGCGATATGATCTACAACACAACTGACAACAAATTCCAAGGATATGAGAACGGTGCTTGGGCTAACTTAATCTAAGGGCTAAAAATATGAGCGAACAGTATTATTCGTTAGGAACGAATACAGCAGAACAATATATCGAAATACACGATCAACTTTGTGAAGCAACCAATGGAATTGCAAATATTCCAGATAGAGAATGTACTTGTACAGACGAAAAGGTTCATAGTCCTACAAGAGGCTCGTTTTCATTAACAGACGAAGAAGCAACTGCACTAAGAGCCGATCCTCGTATAAAGTTTATTAATGTTGATTACTCTAAGTATCCTGATACGTACAAAGCACCACCTGATGAGTTGTATGCAAGTGCTCCAAAAAACTTTAATAGATATAAAAATACAGTTAAAATCTATAAAGAATTTGAAGATTCTAACACTCTACCAGGAACACCTGGAGCAGCAGATATCAATAGAAGCAACTGGGGGACACTAAGAGGTAGTACACTAGTTGATCCATGGGTTGCAGGTAGCGATGCTACAAATGTTGTAAAAACAAGTAAGATACCGCAATGGGGTGATGGCAAGCATGTTGATGTTATTGTAGCAGATGACGGTGCTGGCTGGCTTGGACACCCCGAGTTTAATCGAGACACAGAAGGTGAAAAGCCTAACGGATACACAGGTGGCAATCTGTTACCTGGAAATGGTAGCTGTGATGTATTAGATTTATGTTTAGATGCACCATACTACTTAGATCCTGATTATTTTAATAATATAGATTCAGAATACAACAATGGCGCAGTTGGCAATGTTACAGGCGATGGCAGTGATTTCTTCAAACGTGAAGTTACAACCAACGGCGTAAGAATTATGGGTGCAGGTGGTGTAGGTGGACAAACAGCAGTTCCGGATGCGTGGCTAGAAAAAGTAGCACGTATGTTTGAATTGTTTACAGATCCAAACGGCGCAGGTATTAATCAAACATTCCAAAGAGCAATGATCCAAACACTAAGTGGTGACGCAGGAACATATCATGTAGGCAAACCAACAATACAAAGAGTAGCAAGAGGTGCTGGTGCAGACTATAGCACAAACTTTTTAACAGATGCTGGCATTATATTTTGGAACCTAACAGACTTGTTTGATAATACTGTTCAAAACGATATGGTGTGGTATTTAAATTCAACTGGTGATGGTTACGGCGATGGCGATCAAGATGCACAAGAAGTTATTGAACACGTATTTCACACAATACATATGCATGGCTTAGATGCACAAACATTAAAGTTGTATCCTTTTTTAAGTTCAGATTGGAACACTGGGCCATTGTATAATGCAATGGTAGAAGCATACGACGGCGGATTCTGGGATTCATCAGGATATGGCGGAAATGCTTGGAAGACTAATGGAGATGCATTTGAAGTGGCTGCAAAAGAATATTTGTATCTACTAAACTTTTGTATGTTTGATTATTCAAGTCTATGGGACGGCGGAAGCCTTAGTCCTGAATGGAGCGATAGTATGCGTACACCAGCAGGCATACAATCTAATAACCCTCTAGGGTATGCACTACACAATTCATATATTGCTCCGGTTATTAGTAAGCCATCACTTGCTACTATTAGAAGCATATTCCAAGATGGCAATACGCCAGACCAAGACGATCCAACACTAGCAGGTGCGTCAGGATATGTTGTTGACGTAAGCAGACTAGAGACACGCTGGGACGGTACAACTGTTCCTGTAGAAAGTGACGCACGTAGTTGGTGGACAAGTACTGCAAATAGAAGTAGTGCATTTAATGCAAAGTTTCCAAGTGCTGGTGTTGTATCGTCTATTACAAGCGGTTATACACGAGCATACTGCAACGGCAGCAATACAGCACAAAGCACTGTAGGAGAGCACTGTACGCCCTGTATGGCGCTTACATACGGCAGATCACAAGGTTGGGCATACAATGCTAACAAATGGACACTAAACTTGTATGGTACAAATGGTGCTGATATCGAACCTGGTTTTGACATGCAGAAAATCTTTCATAACACAAAACCTATAAATCCTGTATACGGCACACAAGATCCTACTGTAAGTTCAAACAGTTGGGGATACCGAGCTGTTAAATCTCCAGGTGGTTCTGAAGCTGCTACACTTTATCATCACTTTAGAGGTGGTGCTGCAACAGCATATACAACAGAAACCGGTATTAGCTGGCTAAGTCATATGGGGTCACAAGGCGATTTAGGACGTTGGAAAGGTGAAATGAAATCTAATTCGTACACCGAAGCACTTGATGAACTTTGCGATTCAGGTGTAATATTTGTATGTGCTGCTGGTAATAGTAATCAAAAACAAACAAACTGGGGACATCCTGACTTTGACAACTACATTGCACAAAATAATACAGACACTTTAGAACAAAGTACATTTCAAGAGTTTGGTATTGATGTTACGGGTACTACTAACAGACGTGGGTTCCCTCAGCAAGGTGGCAAAACAGTAAACGGCGAAACAGGCGAAGTTACATATAAAACAATCAACATTGGTGCATTAGACGACGATCATTCTACCGGTGGTAAAGAACGAAAAGTTGGATACAGTGATAGAGGCAACGGCATAGACTTGTATGCGCCAGCAGACGGTACACTAGCAGCAAATAGAAGCTATGCACCAGAAGGCACATATCCTGCTACGTATGCTGGATTTACTGGTAACAGTGGCACTGGCGCAGGTGTCCCAGAAGATGTTGGATTTAGTGGTACTAGTGCTGCATGTCCTGTTGCGGCGGGATTTATTTCTACTCTAATACAGTTTAATAGAAACTGGACATATGCTGATATTAAAACCTATCTTTCTAATATGCCAGGACAGACAACTGACAACTTCTATTACGGAACAGAATCAACTACAGTAAATGATTCAAACTGGACTGATTATCCTAGTATAGAAACTGATGAAGCACCAAAGATTATATACCAAGATGCAACACAGTTTACTCAAACAGCATTTCCAAAGCGTAAGAGTAGTATGAAATCTGGATTGCGCACTAGCGGAGTACAAATAAACTATATACAAAAATGGGATAGAGGTTGACCTCTATCCTATTAATGGTATTATGTTTTAAATAATGGTATTATGCTTAAAACTAGTTATTTTTTGTTTTTTTAGCGTCTTCTGCTTCAATCGAAGATTTAAGCTCAGCGATGAGTTCTTCTGCCATTTCGACTGTCCTCAGAGCAATCCTATGTGGAGTGTTTGGAAATAGAAACGGAACAAATGCATGGATGAAACCCGTAAGCGGATTAAGTAAACTCCAAGACGAAATTTTGATCGCAAACCACATATGCTGGAAATACCCAGATCGGACTTCATGAAGGTGCTCTGTATTAATCAAATAGCCGTATCGACCTAAATTGCCAAATTTCATATTATACCTCGTGGTGATTAAATGTTTCTTGTACTAAGCTCGCTAGTTTTTTTGCTGCATTCATAGATGTTTTTTCTAAAGCAAATGGAAATATAGCATGTATTGAGCTTGTTACAAACACCGCTACGGACCAGACGACCATGTTTAGACCAATTTTAAAATGTCCAAAGTATCCTGTGTTTGCTTTATTACAATGTGCTGTTAATGTTGTCATGTTCTTCTCCTGTGTAAATATTTATCATTTTATATAACATGTTAAATAGATCTGATTATTATTCAAATCCCCATTTTTTTTCTCGACACCACCAACATGATCCACATTCTCTATTTTCATAAGTAGCAGTAGAATCTACACACGATTTTGTTAACTTATATAAAGATTCTATTAAGTTTTCTTGCTTATAAATCTGTGCTATATCACGCTTGTTTGTGTTTATCCATGGTTTATACAGAATATTTCTATATACAGTTTTGGACAGTCGAGACTTAATATAATCATTTCGATATTGATCCGCGCCGTGTTCTAACCCGTGCAGATTCATTTCTTCATTTGGTGGATTGGCTGTTACTGCATTAACAAATGTTAATATATTAGTTTGTTCTCTGACTTTCTTAAGACCTTTCACTAACTGAAAATGTTTTGATAACCCTTCTATTGACGAAAACGTAAAGTTATTAAATTGATCTTTGGCTTTTTCAAACCAAAAAGTATCATTAGTGTTGAAACTATATATTTCGTGCTTTCCTATGTTAGTATTAGGAAATCTTTTACGCATAAATTTTAAAATATCTTGAGCGCAAAGTATATCTGCAGGATTACATGCGTCATCGCCCGAAAACGGAACAATATAAGTTTTCGGAAAGTGTTTGCAAATTAAATAAAATAATATTGC